GATATGCCAGTGCAAATGACGCCATTCGTATGGGCCTGTTGAGAGCGAAAGCTTTGAGCATGGCTTGTGAATACAATGACGTCCCAGTTTTAGGAGCTCTAGCTCACAGACTTATGGATCTTACGAAACATGTCCATGTGAGGAAATCGATAATTTACTCTATGGACTTGTATAGTCGTGAGGCACTACAGAGAGCCCTAGAACAGAAACCGTGGCAACGAAAGCCTTGTGTCGGGATGGGCACGAGATTGTTGGTCTGCAGAATGCAAAATCTTACTGTCATGCAGCAGTTAAAGACGGAAGCGTACGTGCAGACTCTCACTCTCGGGCCTTTTACCTTGCCTTGGATCGACTTTAACCCGGTTTGGGTGCACAACATGTCTAGATTTCGAACCGAAAGGATTGTACCGCGAATCCTAAACCGCAAAGGGAGGACGAGGGTCGTCGAAGCAATAAGAGGACGTTTTAGAAGCGACTTTTACGACGTAAACTCGATACCACACTTCCCTGCGATGGTTGGGAAATACCGCAGTATGGAGAGAGACTTGAAGCAATTAGAGAAGGGAGTATTGTAGAAACCACCCGGCGCCGTTCGCGACGCTAGGGGTGTGTGTAGGGAGCATGTAAGGTACCCGCGAAAGGCGGGCATTGCCAGGATGAAATGGTATATCTATGGAACTCGGAGGATGTGAGGAAACTAGGTGTAAGGAGGAGGATAGGAAGAGGAGTGAGATCGGTGAAGGGAGTGTATCTCCCGAAGTACTGTTCGGCACGAGACTTCGACGGAATTGCTCGGCAGTGGGTTGAACGGCTACGGCTCGTAGACTCTTAGGCAGCACCAACTCTTGAACAGCCAACGCTGACACCCAAAAGGACCAACATCTAAAGACAACCACAGAGCAATGCATTTACAAAACAACTATCCACATCTATGATATGACTAATCTGCTAAAACAGTACAGGGAAACATTTTAAAAACAAAACCCAAAAACATTATAAAAACAGTAGACCAAAAACAAGAAGGAATAGCGGAGAGGGAACGGCCGCTTAAAATAAAAAGGAAATAGAAAATACATAAAAATAAAAGAACTAAAAACTTGTGCCCAAGCACATGGAGCCTGAGCTGAAGGCGGTAAACAGCAATAACTGAGACATCAGTACAAACCGCGGTCGCGAAAAACACCCGTCTAGGAGCCTACCTAGACGTCTTACATAGAACTATTAAGAAGCATGCTTTGGCAGCCTGCTCACCCGGTCGAAAAACACTCCCCCTTATCTACGAAGTGGATGAGAACTAGTGTGG